AGCCACAGGGCGAACTTTTTCCAAATGGACAAACCAAAACGGCAGGCTACTTCGACTAAGCGGGCCACATCAAGAAAGAAGGACCCGGTTACCTGGTATGCCGAGCGAGTAGTGTCTGGCAAGGAGGTAGCCGGGCCGCATGTTCGTGATGCTTGTGCACGGCACATCAACGATTTGGCCACAGCCGGTGAGCGTGGGCTTTACTGGGATTTGCCCAGCGCCATGCGCGCCATTGAGTTCTTCCCTGATGTGCTTTGCCTGAATGGAGGTGAGCATGAGGGGTTGCCTTTTGTCCTCGAACCTTGGCAAGCCTTTACGGTTGGTTCGTTGCACGGGTGGAAAGCAGCGGATGGTTATCGACGTTTCCGTGTTGCGTACATTGAGACTGGTAAAGGTTCTGGAAAGTCTCCTCTTGCCGCCGGCATGGGACTGTACGGCATGGTGGCCGATGGTGAAGCGCGGGCAGAGATTTACTCGGCGGCAACCAAGCGTGACCAGGCTGCAATTTTGTTTCGTGATGCGGTGGCCATGGTGGATATGTCACCGGCGCTCGCGGCGCGAATCACCAAGAGCGGCACCAAAGGCAAGGAGTTCAATCTTGCCTATCTAAAGAACGGCAGTTTTTTTAGGCCAATCTCGGCAGACGAAGGCCAGTCTGGCCCCCGCCCGCACATGGGCCTGCTGGATGAAATCCACGAACACCGCAATGGCAACGTGGTCGAGATGATGCGCGCCGGCACCAAGGGCCGCAATCAAGCCATGATTTTTATGATCACCAACAGCGGCACCAATAAGGTGAGCGTGTGCTGGGAGTATCACAAGTACGGCGCAGAGGTTTGCGCCGGTACCAGAATTGATGACAGCTTTTTTGCCTACATCTGCGCGCTAGATGAAGGTGATGATCCGTTCAAATCGGAGAAGTGCTGGCCAAAGGTGAACCCCTCATTGGGCGTCACTATTCAGCACAAGTACCTGCGCGAGCAGGTGCTGCAGGCGCGCGGCATGCCAGCCAAAGAATCCACAGTGCGGCGCCTCAACTTTTGCCAATGGGTAGAGGCTGAGTCGCCTTGGATATCTGGCCATGTATGGATGCAGTGCGCCGATGATTTTGATCATGCACTGCTCGAAGATCGGCGCTGCTGGGGTGGGCTGGACTTATCCAGTACGCAGGATCTCACCGCGTTCGTGTTGGCCTTTGAGCCATCCGAGGCTGATCCGTATTGGCGCTTGCTCCCGCACTTCTGGTTGCCCGGCGAAGGCCTGTACGACAAAGGCGATCAGGACCGTGTGCCATACATCGCTTGGCGTGACGCAGGTCACCTGAACACAACGCCGGGGCGAGGCATCAGCAAGCTGTATGTGCTTCAGGAAATTTCGAATATCTGTGCGCCTTATAACGTGCAGCACATTGCATACGACAGATGGCGTATCGAGGACTGCATCAGTCTTATCGATGATCACGGCCTGACCATTCCGCCGCTCAAGAAGTTTGGTCAGGGCTATCAAGACATGGCGCCGGCATTGGATGAGTTCGAGCGATTACTCATCAATCAAGAGCTGCGCCACCAAGACAATCCGGTGATGACCTGGTGTGCGGCGAATGCCATCACATCATCAGACCCGGCAGGCAATCGGAAGGTCGCCAAAGACAAAGCCACAGGCCGTGTTGACGGTGTTGTGGCTGCCATCATGGCCATTGGTATTTCCATCAAAAAAGATGACGAAGCGGATAAGAGCCCGGTCGTCTGGGGAGCGCGCACGTGAAGTGGCCATTCAGTAGGGCAGCACCACAAGATGCTCAGCCGACTCGCGTTGAGCCAGCCGTTAGCCCTAAAAACATGACCGGCTCAGAGCTGTACTCCATGATTGCGAATGGCCGGATGGGCACTGGTGCGGTCGTTAACGAGCAGTCCGCAATGTGCGTGTCTACTGTGTATGCCTGCGTAGGGCTTATCGGTGGCGCCATCGCCTCAATGCCCTTGCACATTTACCGCAACACTAAAGACTTTCGTGAGCGAGTGAACGACAACATTTGGTGGTTGTTTAACCAAGAGCCGTGGCCGCTGCTGTCTGCTGCTGTTTTTTGGGAGTACATAACATGGTCAATCCTGCTCCACGGTGATGGTTTTGCGCGCATCCATCGAGCTGGCAGATTGTCGCCCGAGATAAAAGGCTTTGAGCCACTTCATCCGTTGCGGGTAGAGGTTAAAAACAATAACAACCGTCTGATCTACATCGTCACGAATGGCGATGGCAGCCGTGATGTTATTGATCAGGACGACATGCTTCATTTTCCGGGCGTTGGCTTTAATGGCTTGCGCGGCATGAGCGCCATTCGATTTGCGCTTCGCCATCCTGCGGGTATTGCTCTGGCTGCTGACGAGTTCAGCAGTGCGTATTTTCGTAATGGTGCCAAGTCGGATTACGCCATTGTGGTGCCTGGCAAAACGGATGAAGAACAAGTCCGCCTTATGCAAGACAACTTCACCAGTACACGTACGCTGCAAAACTCTTTTGTACCGCCTGTTCTTTCTGGTGGCGCAAAGTTGGAGGAGCTAACGCTCAGCGCAGAGGATGCCCAGCTAATTGAGACGCGCCACCTGCAAGTTGAAGAGATCGCCCGGGTGATGGGTGTGCCGCCATTCATGATTGGCCACACAGAGAAGACCACCAGCTTTGGTACGGGTGTTGAGCAGATGGGCATTGGCTTTGTGAAGTACACGCTGCAACGCCATCTGGTAAAAATTGAGCAAGAGATTAACCGCAAGGTACACCGATCCAGCAAAAACTTTGCAGAGTTTCTTACTGCTGGCATTGAGCGTGGTGATACCAAAACTCGCTATGAAGCCTACCGTATTGCAGTTGGCCGCGCGGGTGAACCGGGCTGGCTTGATCCGGATGAAATACGCCGATTTGAAAACTTAGGCCCTCGCAAACCTAGCGCGCCCACCGGAGACGAATGATGAAGCAGATGCTCAAACTACTGGCCCTGAATAAGGCCGTGGCACGCCGTTTCGAGGTGGTAAAGGCTGAGGTGGCGGGCGAAGTCACTGTCTACCTGTATGACGTGATTGTTGGCACCGATGAAGAAGCGGAGTGGTGGGGCGGCGTTTCTGCTCAAACCTTTGTGAAAGAGATTCGCGCTATTGATGCCAGCGTGATTCATCTGCGCATCAATTCACCAGGCGGTGATGTGTTTGCCGCCCGTGCCATGGAGCAGGCCCTACGCGAGCACAAAGCCAAGATCATCACGCACGTTGATGGTTATGCAGCCAGCGCGGCAAGTTACCTGGCACTGGCTGGTGACGAAGTGGAGATTGCTGCTGGTGGCTTCTTCATGATCCATAAGGCGTGGACGTATGCCTATGGGAACGCAGATGACTTCCTTGCGTCTGCTGCGCTGCTGGAAAAGATTGACGATTCTTTGGTGGCCTCCTACGCCAAAGAGACTGGGCAGGATCCTGATCAGCTGCGCGAGTGGATGCGCGCTGAAACATGGCTTGGCTCGGATGAGGCCGTGCAGTATGGCTTTGCTGATCGCATTGCTGCCGGTGCAGTTAAAGATTCCACCCAGTGGGACCTGTCTGCTTACGAGCATGCGCCTGGTGCTAATCCAGCTGATAAGCCGGTGGACAAGCTAACCGCACACTTCACGCTGAATGAAACCGATGTAAAAGCGTGGATTCACAATGTTCTTGTTGAGGGCGGCTGGACAACCGAAGAGCCAAGCCCTGCAGCGCCAACAACGTTAATTGTTAATCACGAACCACAGAACACCGACGAGCTTCTTCGCAAGTTGGAGCTCGCCGTACTACCTGCCTAGGCGCTCCCGCCTGCAGAACAAGAACCCGCCACTCGGCGGGTTTTTTATTTCTCACTGTCCGAAGAGGAAAACTCTATGAGTATTCAAGCACTCCGGGAGCGCCTGAGCGCCCGAGCAAAAGAAGTCCGTGCCTTGGTTGAAGCCAACACTGGCGCAAAGTGGAACGCTGAACTGCAGACTCAGTACGATGCCGGCATGAAGGAAGTCGACGAGATCAAGGCAGAGATCGATCGTCATCAGGCGCTG